TTCCTGCGTCCACACGGCGTTTTTAATGATTCCTGGACCCGTACTACCCCAGCCGATTGTCCAAACGCCAGCGGGGCACAAATACGCAACCAGGCGGCATCCTTCAAACCGCCTGATTAGATCGTGCAACCACTTCAGCACCCGGCCCCCTTGCGCAGTGCCCGATCAATAAACCAGAACGACACGATAGACGCGACAATCGCTTTCTCGTCTGGCCCCCATAGCTTCAGGATAGCCGCGTACCAAGTTTCACCGGCCAGCATAAGGACGACAAACTGGGCCACCAGGGCGGCGGTACTCAAAACGATGACCCACCAAAAGGTAATCGCTGGGCGCATAAGCGAATTGACGGCATCCACAAAACGAATGCCGGTCTGGACGGCCTGGGCTTTTGTGGCTTCGATTAGCCCATTGAGTTCGGCAACACCAAGGGCGCGGTCAGCCTCAATGCGGGCAAGGGTTTCCCCGTGTTCTGCCTTCAGCCGGTCGGCCTCGATGTTTTTATTGAGCATTGCCAGTTCATGTTTTCTTTCATCCTTGCGGTCGAAGAACTTGAACATTTCAGGGACCAGGCGAAAGATCCCACCAAATAGCGAACCGAATAACGTTTCAAGCATAGTGCATCCCCCTTTTAACGCAAGCCGAATTTAGAACGGATACCCTCGAACACCGCCCAGCCGAGGCCGACAAAGAACATGGCGGCCAGGGCGAGTTGCCCGTGGTCGGACATCTTGCGCATACGTTTACCGAAGCGCAGATCCTGCCGGAATTCTTCAATCGATTCCGGATCGTCAACATCTACCCCGAGAATGGCAAAGGTCTTCTTAACGGCGTGATCTGCCGCCGCCCGGATAATTTCTTCTTCCGGGCAGTCGGCGGCCGGTGGTTGGTGTTTCGGCCCCATGATTAGGTCCCAACCGGCTCGAAGTCAGCTTTTGTGAAGCCGAAGCGTTCGATGGTCGAAAGATCCTCAACTGTCTGCCAGATTGGATCAACTGCCGGACCTTCATAACCAGGTTGGCCGTAGCCTTCTGGGTAAACGGCGACGTTTTGCTGGCGGTTCATGCTGCCCTTCAGATAGGCCATGAATTCCAGGTATTGCGCCAGGTTCGATCCTTTAAGAGCATCTAAATCTTCACGGGTATTAACAACAGGTAATGCCATGTCTATTCTCCAGCCAGGTAAAAAGGTTGTTGGTGTCTGCCCATTGGGCGTGTCCACGCCAAGAGGCTAGGAACTTCCCTAGGTTCTCCTGATCGTCGTGTTTGATGAAATTGGCAATCTTGCGTTTTGCCCGTTTCACCGAGTCTTTGCGCAGCAGCTTGTGCGTCGGCCATATGCGGTAGCCTAGGAAATTGACGCCTTTGCTTATCGGGCTTACCTGCCACTTGCTGATGCGCATATTCAGTTGTTCAAGGGAAAAGTCCCGAATGCGGATAAATACCTGGTGTAGCTTCTCCGGGTCGTCCCCCAGTATCACCACGTCATCCATGTATCTAGCCCAGTGCCGTTGTTTTAGTTCATCGTGGATAAGGCGATCTACTGCCCCGCCGTAGATATTTGCGAATAGCTGGGAAGTCAGGCTGCCAATAGGAATGCCGACCCCTTCTTCCGGAAGGATCTGGCGCAATAGCTGCCGCGTTCCTGCACAGTGGATTTTCTTGTCAATCATGCGATACAGCACCGGATGATCGATACTCGGAAAGAACTTTGAAAAGTCTGTTTTTAGGAAGTACCGAAAACCTGTGCGGCGCATTTCAGCCTGGATGTACCGAACACCCGCATGGGTCCCTTTACCAGGTCGGCAAGCGTAGGTATTCGGCAACAGCCCCGCTTCAAAGATCGGAGCGATGATGTTGCAAGTTGCGTGCTGCACTAGGCGATCTTTGAAGTCCAGTGCCGAAATCAGTCGGGGTTTCGGTTCATAGACCGTAAATTCACGGAAAGGGCCGCGTACATAAGCGCCATCGACCAATTCCGATTGAAGCGTAAGCAGATTTGATTCTGCATATTCCTTAAATTCCAGATAGCCCCAGGTACGTTTTTTACCGTCCGAGGTCTTCCGGTATGCGTCGCGCAGATTATCCATATTGGTAATCTGCCCGATCAGGTTGCGGCGTCGCTTACCCATAGGTGCCAGCCCCGCTTTTCCATTTTCAGTAATCGGCGTTCTGCTGAACCGAGTAACGTGTTTGCCGAAGCAGGACAGAACCGGCTGACCACTCAAAGAATAGTCTGCCTGCCGAGCCGTAGCGTCGGCAGAGCCAATGAACACAGTGGACACAGACGCCGCGCCCGCCGATGTTGTTGTTCGAGTTCGTAGGCGAGTTGTTCCAATTCGAACAACGCGATCCGGAGTTAGACGTTTCATTCCAGTTGCCACCCAGGATGACGGCGCTAATACCCGGTCTGCCCTTTGCGGTTGACCCGAACAATCCAGGCACCCAGAATACGACCCACTTCGGCGATCAGAACCTGTGCGGTCTGCACCTGCTGCGGTGTAATTTTCTTGATGGGCTTCTTCGAGATTTCCCGCAACCAGAATCGCAACATGGCAAGCCCCGCATCGGCGGCAAATAACTTGCTCACCTGGTTGGACTTGCCCGCCACGATAAAAAGATTTACCTGGCCGTACAGCGTTTCGATAAACATATCGCGCACCACGCCATGCGCTCGCGGAATCGATTGGGCTATCGGGTACAAGTACGCGATCACCCTTTCGTATTTCTCCACAATAAGCATTTGGTCGTAGCACGTTGTCGCTTCCGGTTCAGGTTTCATACTGCTATTGCCTTATGCGGGGCCTTCCGGCCCCGCTAATCAAGAATCAGGTGGTCACAGACGCCGCGCCCGCCGAAGCTGGCGTCCGAGTTCGGAGGCGAGTAGTGCCAAACCGAACAACGCGATCCGGAGTTAGACGCCTCACCCCAGTTGCCACCCAGGATGACGGCGTTTTCCATCTGGTAGGTCGAACCGCGACCGCCGGTATTTGCCGTCCAGCTTGCGCCTGCGGCGCCGCCACCGAATTCATCGCCCCAGATCCACATATTTCCGGATACTTGAGCCATGCCCCATTTCGAAATGTAGGTAGCGTTCCAGGTTGTCGAGCCAGGATCAGAGCCAATCGAGGAGGCTTCGGTCGTACCGTATGCCAGGGCGGCGAACTCGCTATAGGTCGGCGAACGTTTGCCGTGACTGTGCAGGACTTCGTTGGTTTCCCACCAGTTCATCGAACTGAACGCGCTGGTGCCGTTACCGCCGAACTTGGTCGGGATCTTCGGTGGGCTGGAACCATCGGCAATCGTCACGTTATATTTCGACGTGCCGTTTGTTAAGTGATCGACGCCAAGCAGGTAAATATCCGACCAGAACAAATCGGCTACCAGGGCCATACCGCGAGGGTCCGGACAGGCCGGTTTGAACTTCAGATCCCAAAACGAATACTGATTGATCTGGGCGGTACTATTGCCGCCGCCTGGACTACCAGAGTGGCCCCCTGGGGCGTAGTGGAAACCGCCCACTTTGTAGGCCGTGGCTGTGCTATAGCCGGACGGGTAAGAGAAGTTCGAATCGGCGCGAACAGTGCCATCGTCGCAAACATAAATCGCGTAGTCCGTGCCATTCGTGAGTGTCGGCATAGTGATAGCGGTATCCGCAGTGAATTGAATCACCTTGCCGTTTACTTCGGCGATAGTGTTCGCCTTGAGATTTGCGGTGCCGTTGCCGGTTTTTGTGAAGACAACCGTACTGGGATCGGCTTTAATGAAAGCCCGTTTAACGAGTTCGTGACGGGCCAGCGGGAAACCGCCCGCTGTAACGCCGTCATGGACCACGACGGTTTTCTTTGTCGTGTCAACGGTAAGTTCTTTATTGGCCCCGGTAAACGAAGCGTGCTGCGCGGTTGTGCCTCCGCAAAGCTGAACAGGAATACCACTCATACGATGCTCCCAAGATCAAAGTTAGCGGCCAGGTCAGCGGCCGAAATGCTGTTTTTCACAGCTAAAGAACCCAGGCCGAGATTCGTCCGGGCGGTGGCGGCGCTTTGCAGATCCGACAAGTTGTTTGCTTTCAGCAGAGCGCCCGATAGGGAGGCATAAGCCGCGACCCACATCGTGCCTTCCCATACGCGCATTTCAGGGGCTACGGTGTTGTAGTAAAGCGCACCGGGCACCAGGGGATTGCCGTCGTTATCTGTGGTGGGGTTCGAGGCCTTTGCGCCCAGGTAGCGATCATCGAAGCTATCGAACGCGGCCAGGGTTTGATCCCGCGCCTGTTCGGCTGCGATCTGTGCAGCACCGGCAGAGTTTGCACCATTGGTAGCAATACCCGCCTGGGTCGTTGCGATACCGGCCTGGGTCGTTGCAATACTGGCCTGATTGGGGGCATCAAGAATCGCGGCGATATTGGTAGCCGCCGTGTTGACGCCCGCGATATTCGTCCCGACTGTTGTTACGTTCGCGTTATTGTTAGCGACCGTGACAATCTGCGAAATGATGGCGTAGATCGTGCCGAGAACACCGATTGGCGTTGCAGGGTTTCGGTTCTCGCCCAGGTCCCCATAGTCTAGGGTAATCGGGCCGCCAGTTAGATCCGTGCCCAGGGCAGCAACTATGGCCTGGTTCGCAGCAACCACGCTGACACTTGGCGCGATACCCGCTACGGTTGCCACTTCACCGTCGATTGCAGCAACCTGGACCACTTCACCATCGACAGCAGATACCGCCGATACATCGCCCGCAATACCGGCAACGATACTGACATTGGTCGAGATACCGGCCACGGTATCTATATTTGTTTCGTTCGCAGCGACCAGGCCAACTTGCGTGTGGATGCCCGCGACTTGAGTTACATCGTCAGCGATAGCTGATACCGTTGAAGTCTGGGTGTGAATGGCTGCGACTTGAGTGATGTCAGCGTCGATGCCCGCGACTGTATCGACGTTGCTGATATGCCCCGCGACTGTATCAACGTTGCTGATATGCCCCGCGACTGTATCAACGTTATCAATATGGCCCGCCGTGGTATTCACGTTGCCAATGCTACCGGCCACGGTGTCTACGTTGTCTGCGCTATTCGCCAAGCGAAGAATGTCGGCGACCAGGGCCGCAGCATCGGCGGCGCTAGTGATCGGCAACTTGGCCGACAGCGCCACTTCTTCTTTCAACTGCTGGCACAGAATAGTGAGGCGATCTAAAGCCGCCGTAACGACTCGCGGATAAAAGCCGCCTTGGTTCGTGATGTCAGTCAGTTGTAGGTAGCCGACCTTGCTAGTCACTACTACTCGAAAGCCCGTAGCTAATGGCAACGCTAAAACAACCGAACCGCCGGGGTCTGTGTTTTGGTCTTCGTTTAGGGTAACGGTGTAATCGGTATCAAGGTCCAGTTCCGTTTCAATCTGGGTACTATCTTCAAGCTGCACGACGTACATATCGGCGGCAGAGAATACCTTGAAATTAAAGGGCAGATTAACGGTTACATCGTTGCCGATAAACGGACCGGCCTTGCGGGTTTGGCTAGAAATGGTCATGCGCGGCGCTCCTGGTGCACTGCCCGAATGGTGGGCGAACCCACCCCAGGTATGTGCACCAGAGCGTTATTTGCGCTGGAATCCGAAAAGCAATGCCGCCGGGTTGTTGGTATCGCCATCCGTCAGCGCCTGGGCACCGCTGATCGTCCGGTTGATCTGGGCGGCCGGTAGCCCCGACAGATCCCCGACCAGGTTAATCGCGGCCTTGCGGAAGGCGTCGTCGAAATCCCCCTGCACTAACTGTTCGCCGAACTTCATTACATCCGGCAGCACCCGCATACCGGCCGGACCCGCGTAGCCTCGTACCCCTTCGGCACCCGTGATGACTTTTGCCAGGCTGCTAAATTCGCGGACAAAGACCATCAAGCCCATGAGGTAGGACAATTGTTCTGCCGCCAGACGGCGCAACAGGGCCGCCATGTCGTCATCGTCGCCCGCATCCGGTGTCAGGGCTTCTTTGAGGAAGTAACCCAGTACCGGCGGGGCGCTATAAAGCATGAGGAAATCGGCGGCTTTCTTGGCGCGACTCTTGGGCGACATTCCCGTGGCGACGCCCAGGTTTAGGGCGGTGTTCATAAACGTATAGAACACGGTAAACAGTTTCAGCGTCGGGCTACCGCGCTCAATAGCGGATAGATCCTTCAACTGGCCCCCACCCTGGGCATCGATTACGGCCTGGTCTGCCAGGGCAATGGCCCGTTCTTCGTTGTGCCCGCCAGCAATCGCCTTTTCGTACATCCCGACCCAGGTCGGAATATCAACCATCTGCTGCGCCCGCAGCATAAGGAAGAACGTACCGCTACGCACGGCCGACATGAAAGCCGTTTCATCCTGGACCTTGTTGCGCAGTTCATTCAGTTCTCGGAAGCGCGTTCGGGTGCGGTTCGCCATAAATTCCGACTTGGTGTTGACCTCACGGGCAACGGCTTTCGGACTGGCGATATAACGCGAAATGCCGCGCCCCACCCAGGACGCGCCTACGCGCACGATAGACTGGTTGAAGCCCAGCACCTGCATGGCGGCACTCATGGCATTAAAGCCCAGGCCAGCGGCGCTGATACCCTGACGCAACCAGGCCGCAGCGGCTTCGCCCGCGTTGGCCGCGCCCTTCTCCCCTTCGGCGACATCGGCCACCCAGGACTTAAATTGTTGCTTGGCTTCCGGGCCGTAGTGGTCACGGATTGCCGCATCGATCTGTTTGCTACGCAGCAGACGATTGGCGTCGATCAACCACTCATGCCAGGCCAGGTCGTGAATCACGTCATTGACGCCCGCGTACAGACCCGACAGCGTGTAGAGCAACGGCCGACCCTTGACTTCCTCGACGCGAGTTTTCGTGAAACTACGGCGGGTCGTGGCCGACGTGTAAGCCCCTTGCAGTTGGCGTTTGGCCCCTTCAGCGTCGGCGTGTTGTTCGGCTTGCTGACTAGCGGCCGGATCGTATTTAATCGGGTAATACCCGCCGCGCAGATTCAGCGTCTGGCCGTCGGCCGTCTGGATCTGCAATGCACGGGGCGGCACCCATTCCGGTTCCTTGCCGTAAACGCGGCGCTCCTTGGCGGCGATCTGCGGGCGGTAGGACTCGAAGTGGTCCCAGACCGCTTGAACGGCTTGCCATTCGGACGCCGTTAGCGTATCCAGTACCGGCTTGACCTGGGCCATTGTCCAGTTTTCACCACCGAGCAAACGTTGCGTGTTGCCTTCATTGCCCATATTCAGGGCGATAGCGAGGCGGGCTTCACGGTTCAGCGACCGATTGATGGTCGGGAAGAATTCACCCTTGCCGCCCATCCGGCCCAGCTTGAAGACCGGCGCCAGAATCTCCGTCAGTTGGTGCGTCGCTTCCGCCCGTAACGTGGCTTCCTGGTCGGCCCGTTCATTTGCCGGACGAATCAGGTATTCCCACATGGGGCCAGCGTCTTTGTCGCCGTCCATGATCCGCGCCCAGATTGCCGCTTTGATATGCGACGCCCAAAAGCGTTTTAGTTGCTGCGCCACGCGACCCAGGGCCGTGGTCGGTGTCCGCGTATCAGCGGTGCGGCCGTCAGCGTTTTCCAGAATGCTCAACGTGATTTCCGTGCGCACTGCTTCAAATGCCCGCTGGTCGGCGGCCGTTAGCAGCTTGTCTTTCAAGCGTCCAAGGTGTTCGATCTGACGGACCGTTTCTACCAGGCCGTTGAATTCCTCGACCGTCATTTCTTTGTACGACTTGCGCAGGGCTTCGTTTTCAATCGCGGGCGGGATTTCCGGTTCAAAGCCTTGTTCGCGTTGATCGGCCAGCCATTGCACCAGTGAAATACGCTTATCAATGGCTTTCAGGCTTTGGCCTTTACGCAGGTCGAAACGTTCCAGCAAGGCGGCGATCTGGTCGGCATAATCGACATCGATCCCCTTGATGTCGCCGTCGAACTTTGCCAGGTAGCGCAACCCCTTTTCTACCCCATCCTGGGCGTCGTAGGCGGCGCGGGTAGCGTAGTGGTTCACCAGTTCGTTACGCTTCTCGGCGGCGGCCGTCGGCAGGTCGTTATCCTTCATAGCGATAGCCGACGCCTTGGCGGCGCGGGCCTGTGCCGACGCGTACTGCCCTGGGCGCAGGTTACGCACCTTCAGACGCGCAATCATCTGCTGGGCGAAGGCCTTGGCGGCATCGGCCATAACACGACGGCCACCGGTAGCTTTTGCTAGGGCATTGGCCTCTGTCGCCACAAAACGGCCCCGCGCATCGTTGTGGATGGCCGCATCGGCGGCGCGTTCGATGG